CGCCGATATAGCCTTGGCTTTAGATCTTGCATCTGCTTTGGACGATGCGCCCCAGGCTCGGAGGGACAACAGAAGGCGAGTAGGTTCGCCATCTTTATACTCAGGCCCGGGCATATTGCCCATACGCGCTAGAAAGGAGGCCCGTCTAGGGTTGTCGCCTGATTTGACGGGAGCCTTCAGATTCCCGCCGGTTGCTTGATTATAAGACTCTCTACCCTTGGCGTTCAAGCCGCCTTTAGGGTTTTGACCGGCTTTTCTTTGCCAAGCGGGAGTTTTCATGCCTACCTCAACGATATTTTGCTGTTTTTTGGGCAATCGCAGCCGGTTGCTTCACGAACTGCTTGCCTTTACGATTCCCAGCCGCCTTAGAACGGTTTGTAGCCGCCTTTTCTGCCGGGGTGAGAGCTTCCCAAGCAGACTCTGGTAAATACCGTTTACGACCCTTTGAAGGCTTCCCATCAGATGTCCTCCACTTCTGAGCCGTCCAGTCTTTCAGAGACTTCTGAGGATCTTTCATTTATAGCCCCCACCAGCCTTTTTGTATTCCATAGCCAACAGTTGGGCTTTCCTGGCAGACCATTCGCCAGGATCGCCCCCCTTAGAGCCAGCCTTGATCTTCTCAAATAGCCGTTTCCGCATGGTTGGCTTGGTGTAGTTGCCAGCAGCGTTAACGGTAGACTTCTTCACTTCTTCTTCCGAGCTTTCCCGGCCTCAGATAGAGCAATAGCTACCGCTTGTTTAGGACTCTTTACAACAGGGCCACCTTTGCCAGAGTGCAGCGTACCAGCCTTGTACTCCCGCATAACCTTGCTGATCTTTTTCTCAGCTTTAGTCTTTTTCATTTGCCACGACCCGTCTTTTTGGTCATTTTGGGAGCTTTAGGCATTGCTTTGGGCTTGCCAACAGCAACCATGATTGCAACAGGCATACCCATTTTCTTGCTGGGCTTCTTTTCCATCTTAGGCGCTTTTCCGTACATGATTACTCCTTAGTGATAGGCCCACCAGATTTCCATGCATCACAAGTACGGGCCGCTGCACAAGTGAATTGGAATAGATCGCAATAACCAAGATTCGCCGCCTTGACAAACTCTTCGTCATAAGACAACTCATCTTCATTCTCGTCTTTTTCCAAACCTTCAACAATGCATTCCATCATTTTTGGCGTTTGGATAAAAGCAGCGCAATTTCCGCAACGCATTCCCTTGATCGCATCTGTGGGCGCGTTGTACATCTTGGCCTTCTTCAGCCAGAAAGCCTCATTAGGTTCGTCAGGATTCGGAGGGCCATAACCATACTCTTTGAAGGCATGATTGCGATTCTTGAGGTTTATATGAACATCCTGTGTCGCAATAGGACACATGTATTCAGAAAAAAGTCCCTCAGACATCTTGATTAGCCTTTGCTTTAGGCGGTCGTCCTGGCTTCTTTGTAGGCGCGGTCATAGGAAGTGGACGCTCTTCTTCCTCTTTTTGCTCTGGTTCATCAATACGAATATAACCAGCGTGGCCCTTCATGGACTCAATGTCATGTGTGTAAGTGAACGATACCGTATTACCACTTACCAAACAACGATAGGTAGCCATTTGAATCTCCAAAGAAAACAGGGGGCTTGTGGCCCCCCGTCCCTTACACAGCGCGCCCGATAATGAGCGTAACAGTGGTTGATGCCAGATTTACAGATCCAGCAGTCGGATTATAGGTAACGATAGTCACCGTGTTGGCAGCAGAAACATAAGCCCGTTTTACCAGACCAGCCTCGCTGACACCATGCGAAAAACCGATAACCATATCGCCAAGCGCAACACCGGGAACCGTCACCGTATCGGTGTCAGTCGCACCGGCGCTAACAGCACCAGCGTCCAGCGTACATTGAACTTCCCAAGTATCCGAGAACAAGCCCCGGAATTGGTCATTCCCTCGACGGGATACAACAGCGGTTGCAGCAGCCATTTCAATCTCCTATAGAAAAAGATCCCTCCCCCGAAGGGGAGGGGACAACTGCATTAGGCCGGAACTGCCAGAGCAAACGCAGCAGAAGCGTCAGCAGCAGTGCTGGTAGCGTTGGTACGCAGAGCCTTCACACCGTAGATGGTATCAGCGGTGAACAAGGTTCCAAGGTACTCTTGCTTGTACTGGGTCTGCGAACGGATACCCAACTGCTCCACCAGAACCATCGCGTCACGATGACCCATCAGGCAGATACGGTCAGCGCCGCTATTGCCAGCGCCGGTGTCGGCGTTGGAAGTAGCAAACACAGCCATACCGTACAACTGACCGATCTCACCGTTGCGGATAGCATCGCCGTTGCCGACGAATGCTTGCTCGGTGTAACGGGCCAGACCCATCAGGGTGTTGCGGCTCGACGGGGGGATCAGGAAGAAACGGCCATCCATAGGGATGTCGTTGTCGTCCAGACGCTGGATCGTGCGGCGAATAGCAGCATCGGTCAGAGCGGCAGCGTTCGAGGTCGAGCTATTGTAGGCAGTCGTACCGTCAGAGCCGATGAAGGCTTTGGTCGATGCAGCCGAGGTAGCATAGTCGTTCGTGCCGATAGTTGCGCCGTTGAAAGCGCGGCCCAGTTGAACCAGATCGGTATCCATGCGTTTAGCCAGGGCGTAACCAGCGTCTTCCGTATAGAAAGAACGCAGGCTGGTCAGGGCTTGCACTTCAACGATGTCCTCGATCAGGCGGCTGTACTCAAAGTGCTTGTTGATAAGCACTTGAATGTTGGTGTCGCTCTCTGCAATCAGAGTAACGGCATCGGTAGCCACTTTGGCCGAGGCATTGCCACGGGCAGGGGACGGGATGTTAACAGTGTCACCCTTCTTGCCCTTGAAAGACATACGCTTGACGAGGTTCGCCAGAACGAGGTTCTTCTTAAAGGCGGCAACAATCTCATCACTCCAAATCTCGGGGATGAAGTTAGCTGCGGAGGTAACAGTTACAGCGTTTGCGGGGGAAAATGCGGTACTAGGCATGGTTAAATCTCCAAAAAAGTTGTTTACCGGACTCGCCCTTCAGCATAGGCTTGCATGATCTCATCACTCAAGCTCTCATACCTTGCAGGGTCTGTCATTTTTAGCCGAATCAGGTCGGCTCGTCGGTAGACTCGCTTGGAACTCTCTCCAGATCCACCCACATCCACTTGTGCGGCCTTCATAGTCTTTGCTCGCTCGCTTGACGCTTCTGCTTGCTTAGTCTTGACACCACGCAATTGCTTGTAGGTAGACAACAGTTCATTAGCGCTATCGTAGTCAAACTCAGCATCGGCTTTAGCATAAAGACCGAGGCGAACGGACGAGCCTTTCACCCACTCTTGGAATCCTGTATCGCCAACAATGTCAACGTAATCAGGATGTTCTTTAGCCAGTTTCTGCTGAATCTGTAGCCTCTTGAGTTCCATGCTGGCTTGACGCGCAGCAAGGACATCAGGATGACTTTCGATAGTTTTCTGAACAGCTTTCTGAGGGTTCTCAAAAAAATCTACTTCAGGTTCTTCCTGTTTTGCTTCTTGCTTAGAACTGAGGTTCTGCTTGATAAGCTCGTCAGCCAACTTACGGACTTCTCCGACCTCTTGGGCCTGCTTTCCAATTAGCTTTTCAGCCTCTTGGTGCATCCGTATGACTTCATCCAGACTTTTGTCCCTGTACTTGTCAGGGAGTGCTGGCTTTTGTTGTTCGGCTTCCAATTCGCCTAGCGGCTCAGGTTCTTGGTCAATCAGCATTTATTTTTCCTGCCAAAATGGTTGTAGGAGATTCAACTCGGTCTATAGACTTATGAGTTGGCTTTGCGCTCTGCTTTCAACTTTTCAATGTGTTTACGCTCAAATCGCCCATGTTCACTGGGGAAATGACCAGACCACCCTTCAAGTTTGAAAGTAGGAGCACTTATGACGCGGTGGGCGATACCACCACATCCACACTCAACGGTAGTTGTCTCATAACCAACTAGCCGTTCAGTGCGCTGTCCGCATACGCAGACAAATTCATACATTCTTCTCATTCAAATCCTCGTAAGCATCCTCACTGAGCTTTTTCAATGTCTTTAGCCATGTAAGGATTGAGATTTCACCTTTTCGGAAGTGTAAACTTTTCTCATCAGGGATTGTACTGATATTGTTTAGCGAGGCCAACATGTTGTCAACATCTTCCATTAGATCTATCCACCCCTTCTGGGAGAATAAATCGAAACGATCTTCGTAATACCTTTGCAGTTCAGGAGTCATTTTTGATTCATACCCTCAAGTACCGCCCATACTACAACAGAAATACTACCAATTGCTATCAATAGGCCAAGAATAATCATAAATAGTTCATTTAGTTCTTCTTTGCGGCGCTTTTCTGCTTCTTTCCTGCGCCTAGCAGCATGAGCGGCTTGAACTTCCATCTGCTGCGCCCTGGCCGCTATACGGAACCAGATATCCATTTTGTTGCTCTGGAAAAAGAGCATCTTGATCTGTTCTTCAAACTGTCGAGCCTGTTCTATAGCCATCTCAAGTTCGATAGCCTTGCCGAGCGCAGACCCCTTAAATTCGCCTTTTTTTGACTTTTCTACGACTTCGATAGCTTCTGATTTGGCATCAAAGTACCTGCCCAGAACCGGCCCAAGGGACGCAACATCATCTACCGTAGCAGCAACTTTTTTGACAAGCTCTACAGCAGACGATACAGCCGCTAGCGCGGTAATGGGATCAAGCATTTCATCCCCCTTTTAAATGCCCTGCTATCCATGCTACAGCAGCACCCACAGAAGATGCAATGGTCATGCCCATCCAGAAGCCACCCTTGCCTTTGTTTGCCAAAGCAAGTAGTTCTTCAATCTGACCTTCCATCTTGTCAATCTTCTTATCCATGTTTTGGACGCGCTCCCATAGAACGCCTATCTTGACTGGATCAATTTCCCCGGCATCCATTTTTTACTCCTACGGCATAAGGACTTTAAGTTCATCTGGCGTTTGTGCAGCATCCATTTGAACCTGCAAGGCAGCGTATTTATCCCGAATCTTTTGGCGTTCTGCCTCGGCAGCGGCAGCGTCATTGCCAGGAATTTGTTTCATGATGACCGCATCCAGCGGCTCAAACTCAGCAGCCCGTGCAGCCCGTCGAGCGTTGTGGGCAATTGCCTTGGCTTTGGTCATGTCAATCTTAATCATGTCTTACTCCTGATAGGACCACGCCGCCCGAAAGGTGCGGTCAGACGGAATGTCAGTAACATCCACAATCTTGTACGGGCGGGGCGTAGAAGACGCCACAGACCCATCTGGACCGCGCACAATAATCGGCGGTACATCCTTGGCTGCGATTTCTTCAATGCTCAAGCCACACTCGGCAGCAGGAATGATGACGGACACGCCGCCTTCGTCTGTGGGGTATACGATGCGTTGGTTCATGGTTGATCCTTTTTGAACGAAGTGAACGGAGCGTAGCGATTAACGGAAGATTGCGATGGAAACGTAAGCTACGTCTACATAAGCGTTGTTCTCTATAGTCCTGAATCTTGCAGCAGATGCGGTGCTGCTAGCGGCAACCCATTCGACATGGCTATCCAGCACAGACGTTTGGTCGCTTTTTGTTCCTTGCGGCGCGTAATTCGCATCCGGCATCGCCGTAGTAAAGTTGACCGTGTAGTCACCGACACTGTTATCCGTAATGCTCGTCACATTCCCACTTGCCCTGATGGCGATGGTACCCGTCCCGTTGAAGTTCACCCATGCACGGCATCCATATGCAGTAGCAACAGAGCCGTAGCCAGAGTTGAATTGAAGCAGGCCAGCAGCAGTGATACGAGCTTGTTCTGTACCATTGTTCTGAAACGCAAGAATGCCGTCATTCGCCCCAGAGGTCTTTAGACCAGAACTGCCTGAGACTACGCCATCGTCTGAATTTATGATTGCTGGCATGGTTGTTCCTGATTAACGGAAGATTGCGACACAATATCTATCTAAATCTTCAAAAGTAGCTGTACCAAAATTAAGTGTGTACGCTTCCTTTAATCTAAGTGCAGATGCAGTCGGTGTTTCGCCATAAGTTGCAAATACTCGGGGATATGCGTTATTTGCATTATTAAACCCAACAGTAAAAGCATAATTCGCATCTGGCATTGCCGTAGTAAAGTTGATTGTGTAGTCACCCACACCATTATCTGTGATGCTCGACACATTACCACTAGCCCTGATTGCCACAGTACCCGTGCCGTTAAAGTTTACCCAAGCCCTACAACCATAAGCAACCGCAACAGAACCATATCCTGAATTCATCAGGAAATTTCCAGACGCATCAAACTCACCACACTGAACGCCACCCTCGGAAAAGCCAATCCTGTCTGCGCCGGGGAAATAAATGCCAGTATTGGTATCCGTGCCCCGAATAGCCGGGGTTGCAGCAGAACCATCAATATCGGACAGACCGTCCGTGCCTGAAAGAATCAAAGTCATTTTTGCTCCTCTGCTGGCAGGGGTTGGTTTCCTGCCTCAAGCCATTTCAGGTATTCCTGATAGTCCGTGTTTGCGGGGTCGAAAGGTATGAAGGCGTTGTCGGAGAGGCGACGCACAACCTTTATATCGTTTGTAACGAGGCTTTTAATCAGTTTGTACATTTATAGCTCCGAAGAAAACGCGATAAAAGAAGACGCATTATTAGTTCGCACCATCCCAGCCCAACCAACCGTCCCAGATATTTCTGAAACATTATTCAGTTCTACAGCCTCAGTTGAAGCCGCCTCCAGAGCCAGACTGTTAAACGGATCATTAGCGCCGTTTCTATAAAAAATGTAAAAGTTTGTTCCAGAAGTTGCGGACAAAGTTGGTGCAGACCTCATTGAAACTTTGAGCGGCACAGACATGTAGACAGATGTGGCTGTATACGCACCACCCAAGGCAACTGAAAGATTAGACCCGCTTGCCAATACTTGGTAATACCTCTGACACAACTGCAACTCAGTCCCATACGGTCTGTAATCAAAGCTCGTTGCTGTGCTGCCTTTTTCTAGCTGGACGCCGGTGATGTAGAAGGTGGCTCCGGTTGTACCCATGATGCCCGTAGAACCAGCCGTTGCTGTGTCGGCTGTGGCAGTCCATGATCCAGCAGTACCGGTTCCTGAGCCTTTCATGTCCCACACCAGATAACACCAGACACCGTTATCGGTTAGCCAAGTTCCGGAAGTGTCGCCGGGAATGGTGGCTGTTTTGTATTCCCAAGTATTCGCTGTATTGATTGCATATGTTGCAATATAACTGCGGTTTGCTGCGCTGTTGCGAAACGAAACAGAGAAAGTTCCTGTCACACTAGAACGCACCCAAAATGACAGCGTTATCGTCTGTGCGTTGGCAGAACCAAAACCCATGTCAGCCATGTTTACGCCCTCAATGCGTTGAGCAAGCTGGCTATAAGAAGGCGTTGATGCGGTTCCTGCTGTAACAACAAGTGAATTAATAAAACCAGCAGGTGCTACCGTGCTGCGCTGAAGAGTTGGCGCATTACCGGAGCCTTGGGTGTAAACAAAACGATCAACAGCAAAGTTTGTGTTACCACCAACAATTGCCGTCACACTCGCCCCAGCATTCCTCTGGTCGATCACCATCGCGCCGTTGATGATGCGGTTTTTGAAGCCGTACAGACCGGCAAAGGTTACCCCGTTGTCGTTTACGATCTTATCGACGTTTAACGTACCGTATGGCATTTTTTCTCCTTACAGCACCAGCCAACGCTGGCCTGAAGACACTGTAACCGTGACACCTGAGTTGACCGTTACCGGCCCGACACTCATGCCGTTTTGACCAGATGCTATGGTGTAACTCGTTGCTACGGTTGTGCTATTGATTAAGATACCGTTTCCAGCAATCGGCGCATCAACTTTTAGCTCACCAGTACTGGGCTTGTACAAGTACTTGGCATTGCTGGTATAAATTGTTGCTGGAGATCCTGTCGTTGCATTGGCAAACAACGGATAAAGATTGCTGGAGGTAGACGTATCATTGCTTAATGATGCGCCACCACCAATCGGACTCCATGACGGGCTAGATCCACTATAACCCTCAAACTGGTTTGTAGTGGTGTTGTACCGCATCATGCCTGTTGCGGGACTTCCAGGCTGTTGTGCTGTCGTACCTTTGCTGATGAGCAAAGCACCAGTCGATGTAAAAGACGAATCAGCAGATGCTGTAACAGTCGTGAAGTTTCCAGTATTTGGAGTAGTCGCCCCAACAGTACCGTTAATGTTTATGCTGGCCGTACCAGTAAGATTGGTAACCGTGCCAGATGATGGAGTTCCTAATGCTCCACCATTAACTACAAAGGCTCCTGCTGTTCCTGTATTAACACCAAGAGCGGTAACAACTCCAGTTCCAGTAGTAATTGTTGATGGTGCAGCACCAGCGCCACCACCAACCATAATTGCATTTGCAGTTAACAAGCTAGAGCTTGTAATTGCAGTCGTACTGGAAAAATACGGTATTCCACCAGACGTACCAGATGTCAGTCCAGTACCTCCTTGTGGTACTGTTACAGTAGCACCAGTAGTCAGAACAGTACCCGAGTTATCTGGCAATGTAAGTGTTCGATCAGCAGAAAGCGTAGTTGGAGTAATTGCTACTTCCCAATTACCAGTTCCACCTGCTCTACCATAGATCTGTACACCATCTTGATTTGCGGCAGCGCGAGTAAGAATACCTGATGCACTTGTTGATGTAATAGATGTGAACGCACCCGTATTGGGAGTTGTTGCTCCAACCGTGCCATTAATATTGATACTTGCTGTTCCGGTCAGATTCGTGACTGTGCCAGACGATGGAGTTCCAAGAGCGCCGCCATTAACAACAAACGCTCCAGCAGTGCCAGTATTAACACCAAGAGCAGTGACAACGCCTGTACCTGTAGTAATCGTAGAAGGTGCAGCCCCAGCACCACCGCCAACAACAATAGCATTTGCGGTCAAAACACCAGATGATGCCCAAGTCGCCGCACCAGAAAAATATGGAACTCCGCCTGACGTTCCAGCTACTGTAAGAGCAAGTGTGCCACTACTCGTTACTGGCGAGCCAGCCACTGAGATAAGTCCACCCGTAAACGTCTGAGCTACAGATGTAACAGTTCCATTGCCTGTGCCTGCGCCAATTGCAGTTCTAAAAGTTGCCGCATCCAGAGTGCTTACTGAGTTGTCAGCGTTAATTCTTGGGAACGTGATTGCAGAAGGATTGGTAAGCGTAAAGAAGTTTGCGCCTACAGTGGTAGCACCAAGACTCGTCCTGCCAGTTGATGCCACTAGGCCAGTAGCACCACCATCCCATTTCAAACGATCTGTATATGCTGTATCCCAATTAGTTTGACTACTGGTTGTAGGGATCGAATATCCAGCAGTCAATGTGATGGCAATAGTGCCAGACGAGGTAATCGGAGATCCACTTACCGTCAAACCAGTTGGCACAGACACCGCAACCGATGTCACAGTACCTTGGTACTGGTCATTAGATGTAATGGTAAAGTTGGGATAGGTTCCACTGATGCTGGTCGTTCCAGCGCCAGTAAGAGCCACAACCTGATCTGGTGCAGCATTCGTGATAACGCCAGTCGTATTGCTATAGGTGATACCAGTTCCAGCACTGAGCGCCTGCCTAGTACGAGAATCTAGGTAGTAGAGATTCGTGCCCTCGTTGATATTGGTCGTGGTCAGCGAAACAGCGCCAGTTTGACCATTGACAGACGTAACTGTATTGGTCTGGTCAATCTTTTGCCACGTTGCTCCATTGAATAGCAACCAGTCGCCAATCAACCAGTCAGTAATTCCATCAAGATTGGTAGAACCTGCCGTTGCGACCACATAGTAGTCACCACTAAACCCAACACCAGAGGCAAGAGTTGGCGTGTTAGTAGATGCGTTCCAAGTGCCTTTGTATGTCAAAGCGCCAGGAACAGATGCCCATGACAACGATGAGCCATTGGTAGTCAAAAACTTGCCATTGTTGCCAGTCTGACTCGGAATCAGATTGTTAATCTGTGTCTGAAGACTTGCCAGCGTATCGAGAACCGTTTGGCTTGTTCCGCCGCCATTGGCAATGATCTTGATCTTCTCTGTCAGATCAGGCGCAACAACCTCGCCAACATTAATTGTGCGTCCAGATGACAGACTAATGATGAGACTACCATCAAAGTCAATGTGGGCATCTGTGACCGATATTCCATCTTCGCCATCTTTACCATCGCGGCCATTTAGACCGTCTTTGCCTTTTGGCCCCATCGGCCCAGACATACCATCCCGACCATCACGGCCATTAGCACCGTTCTTGCCGTCTTTTCCATCCTTGCCGTCCTTAATCCTGGCAACGCGCTGCTCAATCTTGTTACCAAGATCGTCATATTTGGCGCGTATATCAGCCTCAATCTTTTTGAGAGCCTGAACAACCAGTTGAGCGTTTTCGCCAACCTTTTGTTTTTTTAGTTCGCGGGTCTTTTGCAGAGACTGGCGAATAGACTCCAGAACAGCCTTCTGCTGTTCCGGGGTCATGTTTTGGAGGATTAGCTGTTTGGCAAGGCTTTCAACGTCCATTGCTCAACTCCCTGGATAGTTCCTCCAAGAAGTCTTCTTCCATGCCGGTTACTTTGTTCTGTTTCTCGGCCATCTGAAGTTCTACGATCTTGGACTTGTTCTTGATGTCAGCTTCTTTGAGCATCAACTCAGCAATCTTCACCCTCTTATCAAACTCACTGGCTTCTTGACCTTGTGGCAGATTGGTAGTGGTCGATGCGATGACCTTTGCCTGGACTTCTTGCGGCATTAATTGCGCTTCAGTAAGCAGTTTTTGCGCTTCAGCCCTGTTATTCTCAGCTTGGGTCGTCTTGACCGCAATATCAGCCTGAGCAGCCTGGAGTTGCAACTGTTGTGCGGCCAAAGCCAACTGCTGCTGTTCAGGATTGGGTTGCGACATCTGATCCAGAGCCGCAATCAACTCATACCTATTGGACAGGCTAGAGTTTGACAAAATCCCCTTCAAAATCAATGGCAGTACAGGCGTATTTGGACCTAAAGTCTGAAGTAGGCCAATAAACTGCTGTTGTTCGTACTCCCGAGCAATGATTCCAAGGGTTGCAGTCGGGATAAACCGCATATCCACGGAAGGATAGCGCTCAGGATCGAACTGCATGAACCTGAAAGCCGCCTTCTGGATGAATGGGATCAGGAAGTCCTCTTGGAAGTTGACGAGCGTCCGTTTGTACTTCTTGATGATCGTAGCAACTGCCATCGACATCCCTTGACCGTCCCGAGCGCCATTGGTAACCAGACCTTGGCTGTCCAAAGTACCAGTTGCCTGTAGCAACATGCGCTCAAACTCGTTGGCTGTACGGAGGTTGTCCGGACTAGACTGCCCAAACTTGAACGGATACAAGATCTCGGCAGGGTTGCCGTTGACCATGAAGGCTTTGCCAGGGCGAACCTCAAACTTAGCCCCCCTGGGGAGCCGCGTAGCATCCATGCCCATCATGGGAGCGGTAGTCAGGGCCAAAGAGTCCAGATGCGAGCGGATCTGAGCATCAATTGCCTTCTGCATGTTGTAGGATTTCTCAACCGTACCCCGGCCCAGCAAGCGGTTGGGAACCGTATCATCCTGATAGGAGATGACGGGGCGGTCTTTCATCATATACGGGTTCTCTTCTGCCTTCAGAAGCATCCCGTTGTTGGCGATAACCACAATCGCCTCGACCATATCGGTGTATTCTTCAGCCGGTGCGTCATCGGGGAACAGTTCCTCGACTTCGCTTTCTTCTCCCAGCAGGTACTCACGCGGAACCAGACCGTAGTAGGTCAGCAAAACGACCTTTTCGTCTTGGTATTGGCTTGGTTCTTGTGTAGGCTCAAGGTCAGAATCCTCGTAGGTCGGGGTGATGTTGACCTTACGATAGATGCCCTTCTCAATGCCCTCCACGATCTTGTGGATAGAGACATACTTCTCGATGGCAACACCCATGCAGTCGTCAACAGACGTACCATTGGGATCAAACAGGAAGTTCTTGGGGTTGACAGGCATCAGCTTGACAGCAACCCTGTTTTTTTCCACCACACCAATAGCGGCCTGTGACTGACCTGGGATAGGCTGCGTAGCAGGTTCGTAGACTTTCTCGGTCTTGACGATGATTTCGCCAATGCCGGTGCCATAAATCTCGGCCATCAACTCGATCTGGTCGATGGATTTGCGAATTTTGTCCTGCTTGAAGTCCTCCATCATCTGTGCCTTGAGGATAGACACATCAAGAGGGTTGCCGTTTACATCCCGTAGGTCATCTTGGATGTCAAAGAACTCGCCCTGTCCGAAAATGGCCTCCATGATCTCTGCATGGCGCGTTTCGACGGCTTGCTGGGTGGCTGGAGTGACGATTCTGGAGCGCTCAGAGTCACGAACTTTGTCTTCCGGTGCCCATTCGCCTCGGTAGATACGCTCGTATTCCAGCCAGGAATCGAGGAAATTGGTATCTCTGTAGTTTCTCCACCGCTCACAGTGGTCGAGGACGAACGCCGTCAGTTCCTTATCGTTCTCTGTCGGCTCATAGAACTCGTTTTGCTCCATACTAGACTCCTGATATTACGTCCACAGGCTCCCAGTTATCGTCCTCTTCCTCAAAGTAACTGGTCACAGCCAGTTGGTCGATGTAACTGAGAGCATCCGGTAGGTCGTCATGCACCCCCACGGCGGGAAACATCAGAAGTTGGTCAACAAAGTCGTCCCAATTCTCTTCACTGTTTAGCACGATTCTGCCGTGTTCAAACCGGCCTTGCAATGCCCATACGATTCTATCCGTTTTTTTCCGATTTCCGTGAGTTAAATCAACGATATGGGAGTAGATATTGTTCTTCCGCATCAAATCGCTCAAATACGGCAAAACCGCATTTTTCAGCGCCCCCCGCTCAATCCCGACCGACAGGGGTCTGTAGTCACGCATGGCAACAATAATCTTCGCCGCCGTTTCCCGTATGTCCCACCGGCCATGAATGATCTCTTTAACAAACCATTTCCCGTCATCCGTAACCTTTACAACAGCAATTGCTGATTCATCGAGACGTTTTTTTGAATTTGCAGCTTGTTTAGCTACCTCCTCAAAGCCAGCCAGATCAACCGCCACAAAGTAAGAGCCATAAGCAGGCTCCTCGCCGTATTTGATCCATTCTTCCTTAAACACATCTGAGCCAGCGTTGGAAAAGCTAGCCATGTACTCCTGCTTGAAGGCGAAGCTTGATAGCGTTTTCTTAGCAGACTCAATCTCATCGGGGTCAATCAGAGGATTATCTTTTGTCGTAAAGTGCCAAGATTTCCAGTCTTTATCGTCGCCTTCTTGGCCCAGTTTGTAAAGGTCGTAGAACCAGTTTCTGCCCTTTGGCGTGCCAATGAAGATAGCCTTGCCCTTCTTGTCTGACAGGGAGGCGCGGATAACCTGTTCCCAAGCCTGTGGCTTAATGTCTGCCACCTCGTCCAGCACGGCAAAGGTCAGAGACACACCCCGCAGGGTATCAGGCCGATCAGCGCCACGGACATAGATTCTGGCCCCGTTTATCAGGGTGATGTCCAGATTATTGACGTTACTGGTCTGGATGACCTCGCGCCCAAGCTCCAGCAGTAGATCCCAGACGATCTGACGAGACTGTCCCATAGTGGGACTGACGTACAGCACCGCAGATCCCTGTGGGCAGCGCAGCCCCTCGATGATGAGCATGGTAGCGGCAAGGCGGGATTTCCCGCAGCGGCGACCAGCGGCGATGACTTTGAACCGAGTTGGGTCTGTATAGACTTCTTGTTGCCAGGGTAACAGAGAGAAGTTCAGATCACTCATTTAGGTTCTATATCCTCGATGTCATCTGCTTCTATGG